AAAGAATAAGAAATGGATTCAAAAAGCAACTAAAAACATGAGAACTGATAAACCTTGCACAGGCAAAAAATTTGGAAGTAAAACATGCCCGCCAGGTTCTAAAAGATATAATTTAGCAAAAACTTTTAAAAAAATGGCTAAAAACGCATAATGGCGCAAGACCCTTTACAAATACTATATAAAGTTAAAAGAAATACTGAAGCTAGAATACAACAATTGGTTTTAAGTGTTACATCCGGAAATGTTGACAGTTTCGAACAATACAAGTATATTATAGGTCAAATTAACGCATTAGAATTAGTGCGACAGGATATCTCTAACCTGCTAACTGCCAAGGAGCAAAAAGATGAGCAAAGAGGAACAGTTATCGACATCGGGCGACACACCAAAACTTAAACCAGCCCTACAAGAAAAATATCAAGCAGAAAAAAAAGAATTAAAGGAAAGACCTAAAAACTTTGCCAATGAAATGGAAAAACTTCCATTACCCGTTGGATGGAGAATTTTAGTACTGCCTTTTGAAGCATCAAAAAAGAGTAAAGGAGGAATTATTTATTCTGATGACGCTGTAGAAAGAGCATCTATTGCATCAACTTGTGGAAATGTATTGGCCATGGGAAGCCAAACATATGATAAAGAAAAATTTCCAGAAGGCCCGTGGTGCAAGAAGGGAGATTGGGTAGTGTTTGCGCGCTATGCAGGATCCCGTATTAAAATACAAGGAGGAGAAGTACGCTTGCTGAATGACGACGAAATTCTAGCAACCATCAAGAATCCAGAGGATATCTTGCATGAAATATAAACATAGGAAGGAACTATGCCAGAAGAAGAAAAAAAATCTAGCACTAAGCTAGTCGATATAGATACATCAGGCCCAGAGGTTGATGTAACTGTACCCGAAGTAAAAGAAGAAGAAGTAGTAACAGAAAAGGAGCCACATGAAGAAACTACTCAAGACAGTCCTATCACCGATGACACACCTGAGAAATCAGATGAGCGCGTGGATGTTCGAGATAGCGAGGACGATCAAAAACAAAGTCCAGCGAAAGAGGACGAAAAGCTAGAAGAATACAGTAGAGGAGTTCAAAACCGTATCTCTAAACTGACACGCAAAATGCGTGAAGCAGAACGTAGAGAAGCAGCGGCTTTGGATTATGCACAAGCTGTAGAATCTAATAGAAAAGATATGGAATCTCATTTTGTAAAAAGAGATTCTATATATAATAAAAAGCTTGAAGAAAGTGTAAAAACAGGAATGGAAGCAGCAGAAAAAGAATTATCTGGTGCTATTGAATCTGGAAATGCACAGGCTCAAGTTGAAGCAAATAAAAGAATTGCTTCTCTTGCTTTTGAAAATGCTAAAATTCAACAAGCAAAAGAATATCAGGAAGAAGTCGCGAAACAACCAAGACCACAACGTCGACTTTCTGATGAACAATACCTACCAAGAAGAACTCCTACGGAGTTACCTGATCCTGATCCTAAAGCTGAAGATTGGGCGTCTCAAAACAGATGGTTCGGTTCAGACCGAGCTATGACGTTTACCGCGTTCGAGATTCATAAGGATTTAGTAAACAAGGAAGGTTTTGATCCTAAATCAAATGAATATTATAAGGAAGTTGATCGAAGGATAAAGCTTGACTTTCCGCATAAATTTGCTATAGGTGGTAGTGTAAATACGTCCGAACCCGTTCAGACGGTTGCTTCTGCGAAAAGAAGCGTTAAACCAGGACGCCAAACTGTGAGACTCACTTCCTCACAGGTAGCAATTGCTAAAAAATTAGGAGTGCCACTTGAAGAGTATGCGAAACAATTAAAAATCACGAAGGAGGCATAAGCATATGACCAACGAAAAAATAAAAACTTCCCGTGCGAGCCAGAGTAGAGAACAAACGAAACGTAGAACTACATGGACTCCACCCTCATCTTTAGATGCACCCCCTGCGCCTGCAGGATTTCACCACAGGTGGATAAGAGCTGAGACTATGGGCTTTACTGATATAAAGAACATAGCCGGTAAATTAAGATCAGGATACGAGCTCGTAAGAGCTGATGCATATCCAGGATCTGAATATCCAGTGGTGACGGAAGGCAAATACAAAGGGGTAATCGGAGTTGGTGGCCTGTTGCTGGCAAGGATACCAGAAGAGATTGTCAAAGCGCGCGATGAGTATTTTAGAAAAATTACTCAAGACAAAGACGACGCGATTGAAAGCGATCTTATGAAGGAGCAGCACCCAGGAATGCCGATCAATGCTGAGAGGCAAACCCGTGTAACCTTCGGTGGTACTAAGAAAGACTAATTTATTAGCGATTCTTATCCAACGAATTTAAATTAATCGTAAACTACGAATAGTAGTTTACAAGGAGAAAACTATGGCAAATCAAGACGCAGCTTTTGGTTTCAGACCTGTAAGATCTCTTACGGGTGGACAAATCAGAACAGAAGAAGCTAATATTGCTAATAACTACGACACAGCAATTTATACTGGTCAAGTAGTTGAAGCAGTAACAGCAGGCGGTATTGAAGCAGCAACAGTCGGAGAGACGCAACAAGTAGGTGTTTTCGGCGGTGTGTTTTATACCGACCCAACAACAAGTAAACCAACATGGAAAGCATACTATCCAGCTAGCACAGCAGCTGCTGATATTAAAGCTACCATATGGATGGATCCAAACATTGTGTTTGAAGCACAACATGATGGTACAGGAACAGCAGCTTTGAACTTTGCTTCAGGGCTCTTTGTAGGTGTGGGTGGAAGTACTGTGACTGGGCAATCGACTCAGGAACTAGATACTTCTACATTTACCACTACTGCTGAAGGATTTAAGCAGATTGGTATATCTACAGATCCAGACAACAGTGATACAAGCTCAGCAAATTGCAACGCATACGTTGTGTTTGCAACTGGTGAAAATGTATTCACACTCGCAACAGGTATATAGGAGTATAAATAATGGCTATATCAAGAGCACAACTAGTTAAAGAACTAGAGCCAGGTTTAAATGCACTATTTGGCCTGGAGTACAAAAACTACGCTAACGAACACGCAGAAATTTTCAGTTCAGAAAATTCAGACAGAGCTTTTGAAGAAGAAGTTATGTTATCTGGATTTGGAAATGCTTCTGTAAAACCTGAAGGTCAAAGTGTTAACTACGACGCAGCACAAGAAACTTTCACGGCTCGTTACACGCATGAAACGCTTGCTTTAGCGTTTTCAATCACTGAAGAAGCGATTGAAGATAACTTGTATGACAGACTCGCGTCTAGATATACAAAAGCATTAGCTAGATCTATGGCTAATTCTAAACAAGTTAAAGCAGCAAATGTTCTTAACAGAGCGTTTAACAGTTCATACACTGGCGGAGATGGTTTAGAACTTTGTTCAACTGCACACGTAATTGTGTCTGGTACAGAACAAAATGAACTATCTACTGCTGCGGACCTTAACGAAACATCTTTAGAGCAAGCAATGATTGACATTGCAGCACTAACTGATGAACGTGGTCTGAAAATTGCGGCTAAAGGAATGAAAATGATTGTTCCTTCTGCGCTTCAATTTACTGCTGAAAGATTGATGAAATCTGTAGGTAGAGTGGGAACAGCTGATAATGATATCAATGCAATCAAAAACATGGGGATGATTCCTCAAGGTTATGTGGTTAATCACTACTTAACTGACACTGATGCATTCTTTATCAAAACAGATGTACCTAATGGACTTAAACACTTCACAAGAGCACCAATCAAAACTGCTATGGAAGGCGATTTTGAAACTGGTAACGTTAGATACAAAGCTCGAGAAAGATACAGCTTCGGCTGGTCTGACTGGAGAGGTATCTTCGGATCACCAGGTGCGTAATAAATAAATTAATGAGGCCGCCTCAAAACGGCCTCATTTTAAAAATAGAAAGATAAAATGAAAAAATTCCTCGTAAATATTTGGGCTTATGATTATCACGCTAAATTTGAAGTTTTAGCGGAAGATAACCCCAAATCCCTTGAAGACTCTATCCTTGACAAATTAGGAGAAAAGAGTATAAAATGGGAATCAACGGGAATGTACAGAGATACCCGAAGAATAACCTATGAGGAGGTTATAGATGACACAAGACCTATACACTACAAAACGGTCCTTGGAGTTAGATTGGCAACAGGAGCACCTGAAGGAAGGTAGATATACTTTGCATATGGGACATATCGACCAAAAAATTCGGGAAATTATTAAAGAGATTGTTGCCAAAGAGTTCGAAGAACAAACGCTTCGAACCAAAATAGACGAAGCCAAGGCTGAAGTTTCGATAGCCACTTAAGCGCTATCAAAAATCAATTTTTTTCCTAGGGATCCCTTGCACTTAATCAAAAAATAACATATAAATTTGCCACTATACAAATTTTAACAAAAAATTAAATGTAGACGCGTATAGTCGACATCCCCTAGGGACTACATTTATTATATTCTAGGAGGAATATTATGGCAAATAGTACATTTAACGGTCCCGTACGATCCGAGAACAACTTTAAGGTGATTAGCAAAGCTACATCTACAGGTCTTGTTTCTGATCGAACGGTCCAAAGCGGAATGATAGACTCTCGAAGATATTATCTTGACGAGTGGTTCAATCAACTTCCGGCTATTAACGCTTATCTACAAGGCTCAGAAACAAAAGACTGGGGCAGCATAGCGGACGGCAATGAAGAAACAGAAGACTTAACAGTTACAGGCGCAGCACTAGGAGACTATGCGGTAGCAACAATGAGTATTGATGTTACAGACTTAGTTATAACTGCATCAGTAACAGCATCAAACGTAGTTACAGTTATCTTAAGTAACGACACAGGTGGTGCGATCAACCTTGGATCTGGAACATTAACAGTTAAAGTTTTTAAAGCTGGTTCAACAGCAACAGGCAAAAACAATAACTTCGAAGTACTAGGTACTAACATGACGACAGCGTTAGCTACTAGAAGCGCTACTTCTGCAGTGGTTACGTTAACAACAGCAGGTGCTGACCAAGACCAAGCAATTTTAGCTCCACACTTAGACAGTGGACAAACTGCTTGGACAGGTGTCAAATGGGGTACTGAAAACCAAGTTACATGGGAAGCTTTAGTAAGAACAAGTTCTGCTATTGACAACCAGAAAATTTGGGCTGGATTGAAATTAACGAATGACCAAGTGGTTGCAACAGATGCAAACCAAGCATTCTTTAAATTTCAAACAGATGCTACTAATAGTGAAGCATTTACAGACTTTGAAAAACTACACTTTGTTCATAGCATTGCTAATACTGATTATATTAGTAGATTACCTATCACAGTAGCGGCAAGTACAAACTATCACTTGAAAATATCATTTGATAGTGACAGAAAACTGTCAATATTTGTAAATGGTGTTCAATACAACATTACAACTACATCTGGAAGTACAGGTGGTACAGCGGTTACTCAAGGTAATACTAAATCAGCAGCTATAACTAACGATGTGGATTTAATTCCATATGTTGGGTTAGAAGCTGGTGACGGTAACGCTGCTGTAATTGACGTATCTTATTGCGCAATTAGCAGATTGTTATTTGAATAATAGTTATTAACAAACTTTAGGATGGGGCTTCGGCCCCATCTAATAATCTTAATTAAGGAGGGATTATGGCAGACGCAGTACAAGGACCAGATATCTTGCAAGAAAATGATGCAAGAGTGGTTATTAAAATAGTAAATGAATCAGACGGAAATGGCGGAACAACAGTTTTTGGTGATGTTTCAGCAATGGCAAAAAATAGTGAAGGTGATTCTTGTCTACACTTAGTATTACAAAGAATTTGGTTTTCTTGTAGTCCTGGAAATGGTTTTGACTCATTCGCACGTTTAGATGAAGAAGACGACGATGGCGACATTCCTATACTTGGTTTAACAGGATCAGGCTATTGGGATTTTAGAGAATTTGGTGGAATAAAAACTGACAAATCAGCTAACACTAACCAAAGTGATGTTAACTTTGTTGTTGCAGGCGCAGCAGATTCTGGCAACATGTATACGGCGATAGCAGAATTTATGAAGCTATATAAGGAGGTAGCGCATGGCGAATACTACTTCTGGTACAGTCACTTTTGATAAAACATTCGCTGTTGATGAAATTATCGAAGAAGCCTATGAGCGAATTGGCTTACAATCTGTTTCAGGATACCAATTAAAAACAGCAAGACGTTCTTTAAATGTAATGTTTCAAGAATGGGGTAATAGAGGTTTGCACTACTGGGAAGTAGGTGATACCAATATTGATCTTATTGAAGGTCAAGCTGAATATACTTTTTATAGAGCATCAGGTGATGGAACTAGTTCTGTCACAGTAGGTGGAACAAGTGGAACTTCTACTTATGGAATAGCAGATATTTTAGAAGCAACATACAGAACAAATCGAACTGAAACAACACAGGCAGATTCTACTCTTACAAAAATAGCTAGATCAGCATATTCTGCATTATCAAATAAATTATCTAAAGGAACTCCTTCTCAATATTTTGTTCAACGATTCGTGGACAAAACAACTTTAACCGATTACCCAACAGCAGATTCTACAGCTGCATCTAAAGATTTACATGTTTTCTTTGTAAAAAGAATTCAAGACGCAGATGCAACTTATACCGATGCAACGGACATCCCTTATAGATTTGTTCCTTGTATGGCGTCAGGTTTATCTTTTTATTTATCACAAAAATATGCACCGCAAAGAACACAAGAATTAAAATTATTATACGAAGATGAATTAGCACGTGCTTTATCAGAAGACGGGTCTGATGCTAGCACTTATATAACCCCGAAGAATTATTACCCGAATATATAATTATGGCATTCGCAAGAGGAAAATACGCAAAAGCAATATCAGACCGATCAGGTATGGAATTTCCATATAATGAAATGCTTAAAGAATGGAATGGAATGTTTGTTCATAAATCTGAATATGAAGCTAAACAGCCACAATTAGATCCAAGACCTCATGGAGCTGATCCTCAAGCATTGGAAAATGTAAGAACAGATAGAACAGAAAAAGATGTCGCATCATTATTGATCCATGATCCGTTTACCACGTACGCTGCTTCATCAAGCGTAATTAACGTTAATACTCCAAATCATGGATTGACGAGTGGAGATACTTATAGATTTAGAGGAACACCAACCGTGTCTGATGGTTCTGGAGCATATGCAAATCCAGGGTCTTTTGATGGTATAGCAGGTTCGAATATTGCAAAAGCTGCAGGGTATGCTATTGTTACTGGCAAGTATGTTAGTGGCTCTAGGGATACAGATTTTACAGACGATTGGTTTTATTTTACTGTAGATACTAGCACTGCTACAACAGGAGGAATTACAGGAGGAGGGTTTCCGGTTTCAATAGGACCAGCAACTCTATCAGCATAATGGCAGGATTTACTTATTCAACACTTACAACAGCAATTCAGAATTATACAGAAGTTGGAACAGGTGTACTTTCAAGTACGATTACTGATCAATTTATAGATAATTCAGAACTTAGAATTCAAAGAGAAATTCCAATTGATGCAGATCGAAAAGAAATGCTTGGAAATTTAACAGCCTCAAAAGACAATGTTTATGCTCCTGCGGGAACTTTATTTGTTAGAGGAGTACAGGTTTATACATCAACAACTGCTGCAACAGGAGCTAACAGCTGGCTTCAAAAGAAAGATATTAGCTATTTAAGAGAATATGATGCAGCTGAAACGACTACTGGCACACCAAAATATTATGCAATGTCTGGAGGAGCAGAAGGAACTGGTGCAACTTCTTCAGGAAGAATTACAATTGTTCCAACACCTTCTTCAGCTTTTATGTACAAAAT